GCATCAGAAAACCTTATTTTAATTTTAAACACCCCAATTTGGGTGTCTGGTATTATTGCTAGTTGCAAACAACATCTAACTGAACGAGTGAAAACTTTTTATATAGGTATTAATCGTTATTGCGTCCAGGGCAATGATACCAATTCAGAATTGATAGATACTGGCAATCGCGGAAGTGACTTGATACATCTTGTTACAGAAATTGTAGGGCGTCAAGGATTTTCAGTATCTAAATTCGGGCAGTTTGACAATGATCAAGGCAGATATTTTAATTTTGTGCAACCGTTAACATGGATTTATGGACATAACTCTACAAACTAAAGTCAGCGACATCAACCGCAGCCAGTTTTACAAACAAGTATACCGTCAGCAGTTTGATACCAAACAATTTCTAGTAGATCTAGACATTTTTACCAATGAGTGTATTCTTGTTGATTGTTGTGGATGGCACTATCGAGATTTATTTCCTACCAAAAGAATCACAAGCCTAGAGACTATAAAAAGTGCTCTGCAATTTAAGTTAGACAGAAGCAAGTTTACCAAACTAATCGACAATCAAAAAGATTCTTATATTGGTTGGCCAGAGTTGAACGTTGTTGATCCTGTGTTGGTATTTGACAGGTCCCCAATGTTAAAATATCAAACTGTTGACAATTTGGTTAAATTGTTGTCCACCGCAGTTGAAAAATACAATGCCAGTCAGTTGGTTGTAAATTTAGATACACTGTTTGTTGATGACAACAGACTACAAGATCGGTTTTACAATCTTGCAGCAATTACCATTCCCAACTTTGTAGTTAGAGAGGTTTTATACAAAATCGACTCTAGCAAACTATTCATGCAATTTAAACGCAAACATGTTGAGTAACCACATTCCAATTGACTTTGTTGCCGGCAGTCATGGACACTTTCTAGAAAATACGCTAAACAAACATTTTGGCATTGTTGATAACACCAGTGACTTGTTCACAGCTACTGGCACTAGTCATCGAGTAACTCCTGCCTATCTGGCTCAAAGATTATTTTATGCAAATCATTGGTCAGAGCTTTATAAGAACAAGTTGCATAATATTTCGCCAGTTATATCTATTAGATTCGATCAGGACGACTTGTTGTTGCTTTCTTCTGTGAGCTTGTTAAGAGCTGGGGATCTGGGAATCAACAACGATGATCTTGAAATTGATACTGTAAGCAAACTCGACAACGTATTTTACAAAGATATTTTGGAGTTGATCTTTCAATCCTATCCGTTTTTAAATCGCAGTGACAAAAATATTCCTAGATACGTGCTGAGAGAGTTTTACAAATTTGGATTCCGAGATCCATCGCAAAACGGATACTGGAAAAAATTAACACAACTAACATATGGTAATCAAAGTAGAGTTTTTTACTTCAGTCTAAAGGACTTTTATGATATTGATTTGTATGTTGCCCGTATCAAAGAGTTGGAAATATTTTTAGATCGTAAGTTTGAGTTCTCCAGTGAATTTTATCAACAACATCAAAAGTTTGTTTCGTTTATTCCTTATATTGATCACAAATCAGAATGTGACAATATTATATCGTGTGTTCAACAAGGAATAGACATTAACATGCCGAAACTCACATTGTTCCAAGAAAGCTATATCAATGGCACTTTAGAAAATATTTTTGGCAAGGAGATGCCGTTTCATCAGGATGTATACTTTACATCTACAAAAGAGGTGTTATACTATATTACTACATATGCACCTAACATAAACCAGATTGAAAGTATATTTGGTTAAAACATTGACTTAGCACATAAAAAGTTTTATAATATTAAAATGTTCAAAATAAAAACACTATCAGTTAAAAACTTTATGAGCGTAGGCAATGCTACACAAGGCATTGACTTTGATCGTAAGGACTTGACGCTCGTACTAGGTGAGAATTTAGACTTGGGCGGGGATGACAGTGGAGCACGTAACGGTACGGGTAAGACTACTATTATTAATGCACTGAGTTACAGCCTATTTGGACAAGCACTTACTAACATTAAAAAAGACAACTTGATCAACAAGACCAACAGTAAAAACATGTTGGTCACAATTGATTTTGATTGTGAAGGACAAAGTTATAGAATCGAACGTGGCCGTAAGCCAAACGTGTTAAAGTTTTATATAAATGACACTGAACTAGAAAGCAAAGACGACAATAGTCAAGGCGACAGCAGGGAAACACAGAACGAAATTGAACGGTTGCTTAACATGAGCCACGATATGTTTAAACACATTGTGGCCTTAAACACTTACACCGAACCGTTCCTCAGTATGCGGGCAAATGATCAACGTAATATCATTGAACAATTGTTGGGCATTACTATGCTTAGTGATAAAGCTGAATCTTTAAAAGAACAAGTCAAACAAACTAAAGATGCAATCACTCAAGAAGAATATAGAATTAAAGCAGTAGCAGATGCTAACAAACGTATTGAAGAACAAATCGCTGCCTTAGTTCGTAGACAGACTCTTTGGCAAAACAAAAAGACTGAAGATGTTACGGCACTACAAACAGCATACGACGAACTTGCAAAATTAGATATCGAAGCTGAATTAGAAGCACACAAACAGTTAGCAGAATATGTTAAAAAACGTAATAAGTTAGATGAATGTACTAAATGGATTACTAGCATCGAACTAGACAACGCTAAACAGACCAAACTGATCGAAAAGTTAACAAAAGAGATTGAGTTATTAGAAGATCATAAGTGCCATGCGTGTGGAGGAGACATTCACGATGCAAAACAAGAAGAAATACTAAAAAGCAAACGTGAGCAAAAACAAGAGGCGGCACTACAACTGCTCACCAATGATACACAATGGCAGGAACATACCGACACTGTTAACACTATTGGCAAATTGGGCATGCCTCCGGAAACATTTTATGCGGAAGAATCAGATGCATTTGAACATCGCAGTTCGATGGCTAGTGTACTGACCCAACTTACTGGCAAACAAGTAGAACAGGATCCGTATGCTGATCAAATTACAGAAATGCGCGATACTGCTGTAGAAGAAGTTACATATGACACTATCAACGAACTAACTCGTGTTAAAGAGCATCAGGAGTTTTTACTTAAACTGTTGACTAACAAAGATTCGTTTATCCGTAAAAAGATTATTGATCAGAACTTGAGTTACCTGAATGGTAGACTAGCGCAGTATTTGGATCGCATTGGATTACCGCATACTGTTAAGTTTTTAAATGATTTGACTGTAAGCATTGAAGAACTAGGCAGAGAACTAGACTTTGACAACTTGTCGCGTGGTGAACGCAATAGACTTATTTTGTCTTTAAGTTGGGCATTTCGGGATGTATGGGAAAGTTTGTATCAACCCATCAACTTGTTGTTTATCGATGAGTTAGTTGACAGCGGAATGGATGCTAGCGGTGTTGAAAACAGTTTGGCTATTCTTAAGAAAATGAGCAGGGAAGGCAACAAGAGCATTTGGCTTGTGTCACACAAAGATGAACTTGCAGGCCGAGTTAATAATATTTTAACTGTGGTAAAAGAAAACGGATTTACTAACTATAATACAGATATCGAGGTAGTGTAATGTTAGCAACGTGGCATTGGCATATAGAAATCAGTAGTAAATGTACATTAAAGTGCCCGCGTTGCGCACGTCAAGAAGTACCTGACGGATTAGTTAACACAGAATTGTCTTTAGAGTTTTTTGAGCGTAACTTTACAAAAGAATTTATTTTAAATAACGTTGAAAAAATTAGTTTTTGTGGAGATGATGGAGATCCGATATACGCACACGATTTGATTCCGATTGTTCGACACTTTAAACAATACAAAGATGTAGAAATTGTTATAGTTACGAACGGAAGTTACAAAAAAGAATCTTGGTGGAGTGAGTTAGGATCATTATTAACTGAAAAAGATTCAGTTCATTTCAGTATAGACGGTTACGACAATAATTCTAATAATTTGTACAGAGTAAACAGTGATTACGAAAGTATAATTACAGGTCTAAAAACATTAAGAACTATAAGCGAATGCCAAATTGTGTGGGCTGCTATCGCATTTAAATTTAACGAAGATCACATCGATTCAATGAAATCGTATGCACAATCCTTGGGTGTAGATAGATTTCAATTAACATTGAGTACAAAATTTGGCAGTTTCTATCCTTCGTACGGCAAGAATGATCCATTGGAACCTAGTAAAAAATACGTTAGTTCTACTCATAGATTTGAAAGAACCATCGAAAATTATACTAGTAAACATACACCAGTGCCTCAGATAAACCTAGATCTGTATCAAAAAATTTCATTAAATCAAGACATCGTACCTTTATGCGAAATCGGAAACAAGGGTCTGTATATAGATGCAAGAGGTAGGCTGTTTCCTTGTTGTTGGGTCGCTAATAGATATCAGCACAACCGAGAATGGCAAGATTTAAGTAACTACTTCGACTTAAACCAAGATACCTTAGTAAACGTTTTAGCAGATGAATTTTGGGAGACCGATTTTAAGACGTTTAAATGGCAAGAATGTAAAACAAAATGTAAAAAATCAGCAGTAAATCAAGAATACGCAACATCATGGTAAAATAGATAAATTATAGTACACCCTCATGGACTCTATAATTTCTACATATGACCTGGTTATTCGAAAATAAATCTATTGACGAATTGCCTGACGATTGTGTAGGATTTGTATACTTAATAACAAACAATGTATCAGGGCGCAAATACATAGGCAAAAAACTAGCCAAATTCGCCAAGACAACTACTCGCGTGGTTAAATTGAAGAATGGCACAAAAAAGAAAAAGAAGATTCGATCAAAAATTGATTCTGACTGGCAAACATATTATGGCTCAAACATAGAACTAAACAAAGACGTAGCAGAATTAGGCCCAGAAAACTTTACAAGAGAAATATTGTTTTATTGTAAATCAAAAGCTGAATGCAGTTATATCGAAGCAAGAGAACAATTTAAACACAAAGTTTTAGAATCAGAAGAATATTACAACGGACATATACAAGTCCGTGTCCATGGCTCCCACATCGTAAACAAAATTTAATCAGTAAGGCTAGCATAGGCCTAAAATCGTATGCACTAGACCTGGATCACGGATCACAGGGATGTAAGACTCTGCGCTGAACGGAGCACTCAATCACTACCCGAAAGGATGACGATCGCTAATTGCCGCGATTTGATTGTTTGAAAAGAATTTAAAAGGCTAAAAAGACGTACTAGTGATAGTACACGTTTGCGTAATATGTTAGCGTATGTTATGCAAATCGCCGTTGTGAATAAAGACAGAATGAGTAGGTACCGGACAACCGCCTACACAAGCAGTGATGCTTATAGTTCAAACGCTAATGACTGTGCTACTCGGATGATGCACATTCTTTGCCCTGTGCGGGCAAAGTGTGACTGCTTAATCTGGATGATACGCTTAATCGCTTCGCTCTTATAATA